ACTGCTGCTCAACTGGCTATGGTCCAGGGAGCCTTGCTTGGGGCTGCTTCTATGTCTGGGGTAAAGAAGATTGGCTCAGTTTCTCCTATGACTTGGCAAAACTTTATTGGTAATAAGAAACTAACTAAAGAAGAAAAGCATGAGGTTCAGAAAAAGAATCCAGGCAAGTCTGTGTCTTGGTTTAAAACTGAGGAACGAAATATTCGAAAGCAAAGAACAATTAACTTTGTTAATATAAACTATGATAAGCAGTTAGAAGATGACGATGTTGCAGATGCGTGTGCTATTGGGCACTGGGCTTTGAAGAACTGGGATAAGGCGTTTGGATACTAATGGCTAATAAGTTTTATACAAATGAAGCATGGCTTCGAAAAAGATTTCATGTAGACAAGAAAACCCCAGAGCAGATTGCTTTGGAATGTGGCACTAGCGTAGAAACAATCTATGTTTATCTAGCCAAGTTTAAATTAAGGAAGTCAAAGAGATGAAAAAAGTAAAGAGCATAAAGCCACAGGTTACGAAGTTTCAAAGAGAGTATGAGTTGAAAGTTGGCAACTTTACTATCGTCCCAGGTGATATCATTAAGATAGAGGGAGAACATGGTGGCAAGTTCAAGTTTGCCAGCGTTGTAACCAATACAGAAAACGGATTGGTTTGGGTAGACTGCTTTGAGGTGCATAAAGCATCGATTGGCACATGGCGTTCGTTTGCTCCAGAAAGAGTAAAGCGTATACCAACAAAACGAGGAAGACGAAAGAAAAATGTCGATTGAAGATTTAACAGTTGAGCATCTCGATGAGATGAACAGGGTTGTGGAGAAGTATCTCCAAGGCGAAGAGCCTACCCAAATTTCTAAAGAATTATCTTTGTCAAGACAAAAGGTCGTTGCTCACATCAACCAGTGGCGTATGATGGCTTCTGACAACGCTGCAATCCGTGCAAGGGCTAAGGAAGCGTTAGTTGGTGCAGACACACATTATACTAAACTAATTAGTAAGGCATATGAAGTTATTGACGATGCTACTACAGTCGCTAACCTCGGTGCAAAAACCGCAGGTATTAAGTTGGTTATGGACCTAGAGAAGACTCGTATAGACATGCTACAAAAGGCAGGACTGTTAGAAAACAAAGAACTAGCAGAAGAGATGCTAGAGATTGAACGCAAGCAAGATATCCTTGTTGGTATACTTAGAGATATTGCTAGTGAGTATCCACAAATTCGTGACGAGATTATGCGTAGGCTGTCTTCAGTATCTAAGGAACAAGAGGTAATCACAATTGTCAATGTTCAATGATTTCTTTGAAGTTCTTAAAAGCAATGTATTTGCAGAAGTTCCTGTGGATGTTAAAACATTTGTTGAAGGTGAAGACTATCTTCAGCAACCACCACTATCACAGATTCAGTACGACATTGTTGAGGCTATGAGCCAAATCTACAAACTAGAAGAAGTTATTGAAATTTTGGGGGAAACAGAAGGTCGCAGATACTACAATAAGTATACTAAGAATGAAGTTATCCTACAACTAGGTAAGGGGTCTGGTAAGGACTTCGTATCTACAGTTGCTTGTTGCTATATCGTTTATAAATTACTTTGTCTTAAAGACCCTGCTCGCTACTTCGGTAAGCCAACAGGAGACGCTATCGATATTATTAACATCGCTATCAACGCACAACAGGCTAAGAACGTTTTCTTTAAAGGCTTCAAGAATAAGATTGAGCGTTCCCCATGGTTTGCTGGAAAGTATTATGCAAAGGTAGACAGCATTGAGTTTAATAATGCTATTACTGTTTACTCTGGTCACTCTGAGCGTGAGTCTCACGAGGGTCTTAACCTTATCCTTGCAGTACTCGATGAGATTTCTGGTTTTGCTAGTGAAAACACTAACGGTAATGACCAAGGTAAAACTGCTGATAACATCTACAAAGCCTTCCGTGCTTCCGTAGACTCTCGCTTCCCTGACCTTGGCAAGGTAGCCTTGCTGTCATTCCCTCGTTATCCTGGAGACTTTATCTCTACTAGATATGATGCAGTAATTGCAGACAAAGAAGTTGTAACAAAGAAACATAAGTTTATTATGAATCCAGAATTGCCAGAAGATACAGAAGGAAACACTCTGGAAATTGAGTGGGAAGAGGATAACATTCTGTCCTACAAGTTTCCTGGAATGTTCGCTATCAAAAGACCTACATGGGTCGTAAACCCTACTCGCAAAATTGATGACTTCAAGTTAGCGTTTTACACAGACCTTGGAGATGCTATGATGCGTTTCGCTTGTGTCCCTACCTATGCTTCGGATGCGTTCTTTAAGCAGCAAGACAAAGTTCGTGCAACCATGACCATCGTAAACCCTATCGATTCAAACAAAAGATTTATGGAGTCTTTTAAGCCAGACCCAGACAAGAAATACTTTGTCCATGCTGACCTTGCACAGAGACACGACAAGTGTGCTGTGGCTATTGCTCACGTTGAAAAGTGGGTAAATGTGCAGGTAGTTAAAGACTATGCTCAAGTAATGCCTATTGTGGTAGTAGATGCAGTAGTATACTGGGAGCCAAAGATTGAAGGACCTGTGAACTTGTCCGAAGTCAAACAATGGATTCAAAACCTTAGAAGAATAGGCTTTGATATTGGCATGGTTTCCTTTGACCGCTGGCAATCATTCGATATTCAAAATGAACTTAAGGCTGTTGGTATAAAGACTGAGACTGTGTCTGTTGCCAAGAAGCACTACGAGGATATGGCTATGCTTGTTTATGAAGAACGCCTTGCTATGCCAGCCATAGACCTGTTGTTTGAAGAACTAACAGAGTTAAAGATTATGAGGGGTAATCGTGTAGACCACCCTAGAAAGTCTTCTAAGGACCTTGCAGACGCTGTTTGTGGTGCTATCTTTGGGGCTATCTCTCACACTGTCAAGGACAACAACCAGATGGTAGAGATACACACTTTCCGTGACAGAAAGCCAACAGAAGAACTACACGAGTTCGATAAGCGTAGCATCATTCAACGCAATAAACCAGAGCAGAAACAACTAGACTCATACTTTAAACAGTTTAACATAAACATAATGTAATGGTATAATTAGACCATGGAGTATCATGGCTAAAAACGTAATACCATTTCATCATCGCAAAAGCCAGCATTGGCATTTGAGAAGACCAAGAAATTTATTACGCAGTCAGCAAAAAATGAGTATAACTCGGTACGAAGCCCAAAGTAAAATGGCTCCAAGCAAGCAAAATCAAAACTTATCTTATGAATGAATGGTATAATATTCTTGTCAGGCACTTCTGACAAAGGAGACCCCATGAAAAACCCTATTAAAATTGCAGTATCAGTACTGATATCATTTATATTTATGATTTCAGCACCAATGGCTTTTGCTAACACTACCAATGAGTATAATCAAAAGGTAGCAGAGGCACAGGCAAAAATTAATGACTTACAGAATGAATTAAACAACGCACAGGCAAATCTTGAAAGTTGGATGAACTCATCTAATCAGCAAGCAAATCTAATTAATGATGCTCAAACAGCAGCAACTCTGGCACAAGATGCCCTAGATGCAGCCGCTGAAAACTATGCACTTAAGAAGAATGACTATGACTCTTGGTACAACAATGAAGTTCGTATTGCAGAGGAAAAAGTTGTTGACTCAGTTAATGAAGTTAACGATGCTGCAGACCTAGTAGACGCTACATATAACGACTACCTTTTGGCACAAAACAATGCAGACAATGCTCAGGCACAAATGAATCAGGCACAAATTGATTATGACACTAAGTTGATTAATGCTGGTGGTGCTAATAAAAATGCTGCTGGTCTTGTTGTAGATGTTTATACTGGTATCTCACGTTTTGGAAATCCTCCTCAAAGGTCTAACATTACTTACACTCTATGCAAGACAGTGACTGTTAGCAACATTGACATTAACTGGGGTTCGGGAAATATTTTTGGCTGTGGTTCTGATTTCATAATGCTAAACTATCGTGGATACATAACATATCCAACCACAACAAAGGTTTATTTTCAGGCTCCTGCTGACGATGGATTCTACATGTCTATCAATGGTCAGCAAATAATTAACGACTGGTCACTAAAGGGTTGTGGAGCAAACTCAACTGGTTTGTTTTCTTTTACTGGCGGAAAGTCATACGCTATTGATGCCTGGTTCTATGAGTGGGGCGGTGGTGCTTGTTCCACTCTTAACCATAGACCAATTACATCTAACTCTTATTCGGTAGCCCCAGCATCACTGTTTACTCAGGGTGCAGTCGTAAACCTAATTAAAGACCCAGCACTTCTTGCTATATTAAATAACAAGATTGCTTCTTATGTTCAGGCAGTGGCGGTAGAGGAACAGGCTAACGAAGCATATCTAGATGCAGAAGACAACTACGATGGTAAATACTTAAATTATATAATGCTAAGTCAAGACTTGTCTAACAAAAAATCTGTATTGAATCAATTAGAAATCGTAACAACTGATGCTGAAAACAATTGGCAAGCCTGTAGTGACGATAAGGCTGTAAAGGACGCAGACCTTCGTGATTTAAAGGCACAATATGGCTCTACATTCAACGCTATTGAAACTGCTGCATTAAGAGTAGACGATTTAGAAGCAAAACTTGCACAAGCAAAAACAGATTTAGCAAACATTCCAAAGCCATCTGCGGCTGAAAAGAGAAAACCGAAGAAGGTGACACCAAAACCTATGGCTGATGCTGGATATGTTCCAAGAGCAACGTTTGCACCTGTCCCAAAATAATTCCCCCAAAGGAATTTGAGGAAAATCCAATCTCAAATATTCCAGGACTGGGGGCGGTGCTAGGTGGACTAAGTGATGCTTTCAATGCATTATCAAGCATTGGTGCTGACTTGTCTCCAGCGGTTCGTGAAAAGGCAGAAAAAATTGTGGTATCAGCAATTATTGTAACTCAGATTGCAACACAAGCAGCAGCGATGGCTACTCAGGCAGCAGCCGCAGCGAGTGCATCTGCATCAGGTTCAAGTAGTTCAGGTAGGAGGCAAATATAATGAAAAATTTTTTAAGCGATATGTTAAATCAACTATGGACTTTGTTGGGCATGTTTGTTGCCTGGGTAGTTCTAGAAGGTTCAGCAAAAACAGTTGTAGGCTATTGTATTTTAGGTAGCACTGTCTTGTGGGCATTAACTTACAGACTAAGAAATCCAAAAGATAAGGAGGAAGACTAATGATTTTAAAGATTGCAAAGCGTATGCTTGCTCTATTTTTAGTGACTGCTTTGGCTACCATTGGTGCTGGTGCAGTAATCGGCATTGATGTAGTCCAGACTGCTATTTTGGCAGGTTTCATGGGTATTGCTAACGTAATTGAGGACCTATCTCGTGGGTATCTTAATGACGGTAAACTAAGCAAGGAAGAGATTGACCAAGCATTTGTTGATAATATTCCAGCAAAAAAGTAGGTAAATAACTTGACAAACCCCTTTTGGTACCCTATAATTGATATAGACCTGAAAGGGGTTTTTCTATGTCAATGACTTTTGACGAATGGTTGCAGTATGGTTTATCACAGGGCTGGAATGGTCCTGCTGTTTGTGTTATTCACGATGGAACGCCAACTACTGCAGAAGAAGATTGGGGTTTTGACCAAGGTGCAGACCCATGTATTCATATGATTAGACTTTATGAAGACGAAGCAACTAAGTTGGCTGTTCAGGAGAATCATCCTGCGTCTGTATGGCGAGCAACTAATGACGGTTACACTGTATAATTAAATAGTGATGGGCATTAACTCAGTTGGCAGAGTGTTCGACTGTTAATCGAAATGTCCCTGGTTCGAACCCAGGATGCCCAGCAAAGACCAGACAGGCAGACTTAGATTCGGTGTACTTAACAGAAATACTAGTAAAGACTGTTACAGATGTTGTTCCTATCTGGGTTTTTAAGGAACATTTGATTTCGTAGTTCAGTTGGTTAGAACGCTACCCTGTCACGGTAGAGGTCGTGGGTTCAAGTCCCATCGGAATCGCAACTCTTCAAAGATGGTAGGTTGGTATCTGCTTAATCTGAGATAGCCAGATTGTGGTTTCGGTCTGTTGAACGAGCGGAGTTGCTCCATGAAACCCAGGGTGTGGATTACCAAAATCTATACACCCTGCTTGCCACCTTAACTCAGCGGTAGAGTGCCATACTTGTAATATGGAGGTCAACAGTTCGAATCTGTTAGGTGGCTCCAAAGTCAATGGTATAATAGAAATACTATGACCCAAATCATAGAATACATCTTGAAAGGAAGTATTAATATGACAGAAAAAGTTGCAATTTATGTAGAACCATTCCCAAAGAATAAGCGTGGCGATGGATTCAAGAACATGGCATCATACAGAACTAACCCACACCGTGGCGTAGACTGGTCCGTTCCAGGCGGTAGCAAGATTAAGGCTATCACAGGAGGAACAGTAATGGAAGTAGGAGAGACAAAGGTACTAGGACACTATCTAGTTCAGTCAACATATGACGGTCACTTCATTCTTTACGCACACTTCCAGGTTCCATCAACACTCAAGCAGGGTGACAAGGTAGAAGCAGGAAAGACAATCGTTGGTCTAGTTGGAACAACAGGTACCGCAAGTACTGGAAATCACCTACACGTCACATACGGTGTAAAAAGAAATCTAATCACTGCTGGTATGCCTGACCTCCGTGATTTGTTTGCGGTATTTGATGCAGCACCTAAGAAAAGTGTTGCTGCCAAAGTCGCTACAGCAGTAAAAAAGGTCGTACCTACAAAAAAAGCGTAGGTAAAAAGAGAAGAAGAAAAAATGCCAACATATAATTTTAAATGTCCAGACTGTGAAAAAACAGCACAAGAGGTGAGGACTTTTGAGGATGCTGACAAGGAATTACTTTGCGATGCTTGTAATACAGCAATGCATAAGGTATACTCAGTAGGTGCAGTTAAGTTTAATGGTGGAGGATTCTACTCTAATGACAAATAACCTAATTGAACAAATAGATAGCAAGTGGACACTGAATGCATCAGACAGATGCGATGTCTGTGGCTCACAGGCTTATGTTCAGGCATTAGGAACATCAGGGGATTTGCTTTTCTGTGCTCATCACTATCAGGGTATTCTTGATAATGAGAAGGCACAGAAGGCAATGACCCAGTTTGCTTACCAGATTATTGATGAGCGTGGGCAGTTGGAGGAGTAATGATTGTAGAATATTTTTTGGGTTCTTTAGTAACCCTGATATCTATCATTATGTTTAATAAGTTTACTAACAAAATTACACAGCCAAGTATTCCTGTTCCAAAATTTTCTCAAAGCATTAAGGTTGCTTTGTTTAAAAGTTATTTGATAAAAGTAATTACTCCAAAGCCTCAGAAGAAAACTCAGTCCACTAATTATTTAAAGAGAAATTCAAAGAAGGCGTTCTTTCTAAACAAAGATGTTTATTGGATTGAAGATGGTTTTTTACAAACAGCAAAAATTTTTGATAATCAAATTGATGAAACTACCAAGAAAAGGGTTGACACACATAGCCTTAGTAAGGTAGAATTAGATAAGATGATTTTTATCGTTGACAAACTAACAGAAGGAAATAAAGATGATAGTAGCAATTCAGGGAAGTAAAACTTTCGTTGACTACAATGTATTCTTGAGAGCAATGGGCGTAGCCTTATCTAGCCTTGATGCAGAAGACACAGAGATACTTGTTGCGTCTGCTGGACCAATTAATATTAACAATATGGCTATGGAGTTTGTCAATATATCTGAGCGTAGCCTAAAGGCTCGTGGTATTAGGATTAAACTAATTAAGATTCCACCAAGTTGGATTAAGGATAATATTCATAACATTGGATATTTTGCTTATTTTAGTAAACCAAAAGAGCCTGTGTCTGACTTGGTAGACCTTGCTGAAGCAAAAGATGTTGAGGTTGGCGTTTACCGCTACTAACAGAAAGGTGATTATGTTAATTAAATCACTAGAGAAAATGGAAACAATTGTAGAAAACAATAAGTTTCTATCGTGGGATGGCTGGACAGTTGTAGAACTGAAGAAGTCTGATGTGGCTTGGATGAAACCAAATGCCAAGTTTGTCAATAACGCATGGTATATAGCCAATCGTTTTGATGCAAGTGGGGATGGCTGGAACATACCTGCCAATTGGGTGAAGAAGAATGCACAATGATAAATGGAAAGACGAAGCCATTTGCAACGGAGACGATGTTAATTTATTCTTTGACAAGTATGAAGAAGATATCGAAGTAAGAAAAGAAATAGACTCTTTGTGCTCTATATGCCCAGTGGCTAGAACTTGTTTTGCAGTAGGAATTTCTCAAAAATCTTATGGTGTTTGGGGAGGCATTTATCTAGATAGAGGAAAGATATCTAGAGAAATAAACAAGCACAAAACGAAAGAAGACTGGGGAAACACATGGCAATACTTAACAATAGATAAGGAAATATAATGTATACACCAGAAATGGCATCTGCTTTTAAAAGCATTGTTGCACCAGATAACTTTGGGGTCATTCTATATGAAAATGATGATTTTATAACTATGGAAATAGACCCGAAAGACCTTGTGAACCTGTCTGATGAGGACAAAATTAAGGCGGTAGATTATGTTAACAATGTTAAGAAAACTTTAGAGTCTTTTGGGGCTATTGTTTTTATTGTTAGAAAGGCTTTAGAAGAATAGCATGGACATCCTAAACTTGGCAATATCTATAACTTATGCAGTTGTAACATTTAGTCTTTTATATTTAGTTATAAGATTAAATATTCAAAAAAGAAAAATTCTATCTTTGTATATTCAGTCAGAGATGTACAAGCACATGCTTGGACAAAAATTAGAAGAGTTGCAGAAAGAACTTTCTACAAAAGAACTATCGGAAACTGATGGTTTTGTAAAATTTATTTCACAATCTCGTGACTGGGCTTTTGAATATATCGAAGAGGTTCAAAGGGTGCTTGCTGAGTTTGATAAAGAGGTTGGACCACAACTTCAATGGGCTAACACCTATGGAAGTGTTACTGGTGAAACTGTGCACACAAACACAATTAAAGTAATTTCTGAAGCATACGACAAACTAAAGTCTGTCTTGCCAAAGAATGATGAAACGCCTAACAACTAGGCATTAAATAAGGAGAAATAAAATGGATGCAAAACTAAAGGCACTGCTTGCCTCATATAGTAGAAGCGTACTTGGTGCTGTTTCTGCACTATACCTAGCAGGAGTAACTGACCCACTAGACCTTTTATGGTCGCTAGTGGCTGCTGTTCTACCTGTAGCAATTCGTTACATCAATCCTAATGACCCTGCTTTTGGTCGTACACCAAAGGTTGAGGAAGTCAAGGAAGCATTGGCTAAGGCTACACCGAAGAAAGCACCAGTTAAGAAAACTGTTACAAAGAAGTAATCTTAATAAGCATTAGAGGACAGGTTGCAAGACTTGTCCTTTTTTGCTATAATAAATATGTACCTGCCAACTGGGGGTACAAAAATAACTCGCTTAAAAGGAGATGATACAAATGGTAATCTATACAGACCCATTCGCAGCACTTAGTCAGGAATTTGATAAGATGCTTGCAACACCAGGAATCAACAGAGTTGGCTCCACATACCCACCTTACAACGTAATCCACTCAAAGGAAAAGAACGAATGGTATCTTGAATTCGCTCTTGCAGGATTTGAAAAGGATGACGTTACAATCACAACAGAAAAGAATGTTTTGACTGTTAGTGGTGAAACTAAAGAAGACAAAGACCTGCCAGAAGATATCCGATATGTTTATAAGGGTATTGCTGGTCGTAAGTTCACTCGTTCTTTTACCCTCCCAGAATATGCCGAAGTCGCTAACGCTGAACTAGAGCACGGTATTCTGACTATTGATTTAGTTATCAATATTCCAGAGGAAAAGAAACCTAAGACTATTACTATTAAGTAAATCGGATGTCCTGGGCATGACGTTAAACTGCCTACCTAATACATGTGGTATAATGTTTAGATGAAATACTTTACAAATGAAAAGGAGATGAATCGCTAATGCCATATGCAATAGGTTCTAAAGGTTCAAATGGATGCTCAGGGTATCCAGTAGTAAAAGAAGGCGGAGAGGTCATGGGTTGCCACATGACACAAGAAGCAGCCATGAGTCAGGTGCAAGCATTGTACGCTGCAGAATCAGATAAGGCTGATGGTCCTAACAGTGTTAATCCATCATCCACAGCAAATCCTAAGTATCCAAACGTTGGTGTTAGAACACCAGACTCGATGCGTAGTCGAAGAAGGGTTAGACTTCGCAGACCACGAATGCAGGGAGGCAATGGTGCAGATGCATCTGGTGCTGTATCGTCTAGCGGAACAGCAATTAGTGCTGTCTATAAAGCATATGGAGAAATCATGGAGGGGTGCTATGTAATGGGCATGACCACTGAGGGAATGGTTCACGGTATGGTAGAACACATTATGACTGAGGGTGGTGTCTATGGTGTTCCTGGAACAGAGTATGCCATTCAATCAATGCCGCCAGA